GTGGTGGAACAGGAGAAACAAACCAGACTTGGACACTAGGTACTGCTGTTGCATTTTCACCTACAACTTTAAGTGTTCAAGACTTAACTGTAACTGGTACTCTCTTATGTAATGCAGGAAATAAATTAACTGTTTCAGCATCAGCTGCTGGTCTAGGAGAATTTTCAATAATAAGAGGTGAGCATACAGATACTAATGGCCCTACAAGTACCAATGCTGCTGTTAGAATTGGTACATATGGTTTGAAGTTTAAGAACTTTAATAGTGCTAGACACTTCTACTTTGAGACTGGTAATGTTCAAATTGGTAGTGTAGCAAATGGAGGTGTAGCACCTACTAGAAATTTAGAGATAAGAGATGACGCACCTATCTTTAAGATGGAAGGTTCTGTTGCAAATGCTGCTTCAGTCATAGAGTTATATCATACAAGAGCAAATGGTTCTGACAAGTGGCGTTCTGAGATTGAAACTGTTGATGGTGGATTATCATTCCAGACTGCAACTGCTGCAAATGGAGCACCAACAGAAGTTTTCCAAATTACTTCTGCTGCTGTATTACCTGGTTCAGATGATTCTAAAGATCTCGGATCATCTACTAAGAGATGGGCAAATGTATATACTGCTGACGCACACTTCAATAATGTAGGAACAGGTGGTAATGAAGTTGATGGAACTGAAGGTCATTGGACAATGCAAGAGGGTGCTGACTCAATGTATCTAATAAATAGGATTACAGGTAAGAAGTTTAAGATTGCTATGACGGAGGTAAGTTAATGTCGCCATTAAAGGTAGGATCTGAATCAAATCCAAGGAATATACTTGGAGCTTTGGCCTCTGCTCCAGGGTCAGCAAATGCTGGTGATATGTACTTTAATACCACTAGTGCCGTATTGTATGTTTATGATGGTACTACTTGGGTAGGACTTAATTCGGCATCTACATCTCAACCTGCTGATACAGGTAATGGTAATGGTGCTTCATATAATGCATCAACCGTTGCAAATGCGGTTGGAATAACCAGCAATAGTATGACCCAACATATTGATAGTTGGTATAAAAGTGCTGGTGGTAATGGAACTCCATTAATATTTACTGCTAATGAAAATAGTACTTCTAATTTTGCATTCCATACAGGACACGCTGGAAACAGTACTCAGTGGCCACTGTACTTTGCAATTCAAATAGATGCAAATACTCCTAGAGTTATTAACGAAATTGAATGGTGCAAACACATGAATGCTGTTGGTAATGTTGATGTATTTGGATCCAATGTAGCTATATCTTCTTCCAATTATAGGGATGAGAGTAATTATACTTTCTTAGGTAGGGTTCACATGGGTGGACAGGGTTCAGAGGCAGATGGTACTCATAAAAAAGGATATTTTAATCATTGGGCATGGGGATATAAGTGGTACATGTTAAAGTTAGTTGATGTTCAAGGTGATGAATATCATGGTATTAGAGGATATCCTGATGTTGGCACACTGGATGGATGGGCTATGTATGGATTGAGATTGAATAAGGTAGCAGATTGGGTTGGTGCTGGTTTCATGGCTACTGATGCCTTTTCTGATGGTAATTGTAAGGCACATTATAAATTTGAGTCTGACTTCACAGATTCAACAGGAATTGCTAATGGAACATCATTTAATGGTGCAACAGCAGGAAATGCAGGTGGAATAGATGTTAATTGTTTCTTAGGTGATGTTGATTCAGGTTTCTATAGTCCTACAGGTGTTTCACCAACAATATCTGATTATCCAGCAGGAAATAATGCTTGGGCTGTTTCTCTTTGGTTTAAGATTGCTTCTGGTACTACGACAACTTGTTCCTTATTCCATGCTTCTAGAACAAATGATTATGATAGACCTGCATGTTGGCTTAGAAGAATAGATGGTAGTAATTATAGAATAGAATATTTTTCTAGTAGTAATGGTAGTTCTTGGAACATATGTAAAGGTGATGTAGGCAGTGGTACAGATGCCAGAGGAAATCAGAATAAGATTTCATTAGATGAATGGCATCACTTTGCTTGGTCTAGAAATAGTTCTGGTGACTATGATGCTTTCGTAGATGGATTGTTAGATTTCCATCATACTGATTCAACTAGTTTGTATAGTACTGGTAATTATGCCTGGAACTGGGGTAACTGGTTCCATTCTGCTAGTGGTTATGGATTTATTGGAAACTTGGATAATATTAGAGTCTTTAATAGGAACCTAACTACAGATGAAGTGAAACAATTATACTTACGGCACTCTTAAAATAATATGCTATAATAATGGCAACTTGATTTCGTTATGCAATACAGACCAATAACTCCCAAGAATGATGGGTGGCTTGAGATCTTTCTTACTAGAGAGATAAAACTACAGATAGATGGCATGATTGCTAACGCTGGCAAGAGTGTCAAGTCACAACTTGCTGGCAATATTAGTAGGAGTCAGGAGTTAGAACCAACGGATGACTTCAGAAGATTTATTGATGAGGTAATTAAAAACTATCAAAAAGAATTTGATTATCTCCCACGAAAGACCAATGTAAATCATGCAGAGACGTTAGAACTGTATGATCTATGGGTCAACTATCAGTACGCAACAGAATTTAATCCATCTCATGTACATGCTGGTGTCTATTCATTTGTGATATGGCATACAATTCCCACTGACATAAGAGAACAGATGCAGTTGCCATTTGCAAAGGAGACTCGTGCTCCTTGCGTGTCATGTTTTCAATTTGAATACACTAGTATCTGTGGTAACAGGAAGGCATTTAATTATCCCATGAGTCCCAAGATGGATGGTATGATGCTGTTTTTCCCTGCCGAGTTGAATCATCTAGTCTATCCTTTCTATGGTAGTACTGATGCTAGGATATCTTTAGCAGGTAATGTAGCATGGGTGTAACCACTATAAATAATATGGCCTTACATGTGTTATAATGGTAGATGAAGTAAAGAAAGAGGTAAAAAAAGAAGAGGACGAGAAGAAAAAAAGTGTCCTCGGTAAGATTAAAGATAAGATACTACCAGATCAAGAAGAACAAGCAGCCATCATATCTACTTTTGTGAGACTTGGTGTACTTGTGTGGTCGGGAGGGATCTTGACGTTAAATTACGTTGCCATCCCAGGTGTACCACAACAGAAAATTGATCCCACATTCATAGCTTCGGTATTTACTGGAGTCCTAGCCAGCTTCGGAATTCAGACGGCTTCAAAAAAAGGAGACGGTACTATGAAGATGAATGGTAATGGTGCTGGACAAGTATCTAAGGCAGACATGGAGAAATTAATTGAGAGAGCATCACAAACTGCACCTGCTCAGACTATTAGAATAGAGCAAGCACCATTAGTTCTTTCACCACCACCACAGAAGCCACCAACTGCATGATTTAGGAGATTGTTATGAATAAGTGGATAGGAATAAGTCTAGGGACACTCTTAGGGGTGTCCCACATTGGTATGATTGGGATGATATCTCAACAAACTAAGTTTCCTAAATTAAATTTACCTATAGGTGAGTACACTGCTTACACAGTTAAAGCAGGTCCAGATGGATACCTTATAAATTATAGAGCACATGATCCTAAAGTCATGGCAAATATAACTAAGGTAGATCGTCCTGCTGGATTCTTAGGCTTGGGTAAGAAGCATGTAATTACCGAACAGCAGTACATGGCAGAAGGTTCTCTTCATGTCGATCCTATTATTGGTAAAGATGGTAACCCACTATCTGCTAAACAAATCGCATGTATTAAGGCAAGAGGTAGTGGAGAATCTACTGGTAGACTAGTAGGTGGTGGATTAGGTACTGCTGTGGTTGCTAACACTAGCATCACTTCTATTCCTATTGTTGGATGGGTACTTGGAGGTGCTATGACAATGGTTGGTATGAATCAGGGTGCTGAGATCGGTGGTCAGATGGCCGTAGATCTAAATGATTCATGTGAAGACATTGAAATTGAAACTAAATAACTAAACTTAACATAAGTTAACATTTTATTATGACCTTTTTAATAGCAATAATGTCATTCGCAAACTTTGTATTCTATCCTCTAGTGATAGGTACACTTGTTGCGGTTGTAATAGAACAAATTTTCAGAGCCAGAGGTAATGAAGATAATCCTCAAGATGTAAGGAACGTCATGCTTTCTATGGGCATACGAAAGTATCTCTATAGACAAGCGTGGCTTTTTAATATAATATGGTTCGTGGGATATGCTATACTTATGTTTACCATAGGTAGACAATCACCTCAACAGATGCCAGATATGATTTGGCAGGGTTGACTAAATAAATTAACTTGATTATTCATTATGCAAAAAATTATAAATGTACTTGCTATTGCGTCTACTGTTGTATCTACTGCCGTTGTTGGTAGTGGGTTATACGTATACATCAATCGTGCATCCATCATTGATGGAATTAAATCTCAAGCTGTGGAAGCAGCTCTTGGATCTCT